CATACATCTTTTTTAGCAGAAAAAAAGTGCATGTTACTGCACTTAAACCTTATCTATTAAATTATTTAAGAAAGTATCTTATTACTAAAGATGCTCCTTTTTCTAACGGTGGTTTTTCTAATATTTCATCTTTTGCTTTCATCATGCTTTTCATTACACTGCAACAAGTAGGCATTCTATGATTTGATCCTGGATAACCACCAACTTGACTATGCAAATCACCTGATTTAACATCTACAAATTCTTTACCTTGTTCTTTAGCATTTACAAATATTTTTGTAAGTTCTTTTCTAAAAACTTCAGCATTAACTTCCATAATGGTAAATCCTCCTTTTCCTTCATCATACTCCTTAATAAAATGTTCCACAAGTAATTCAGTAGTGTAATTACTTATTGTAATTATGTGTTGTGAGTCATGATGAATCTTAGATATTAGCCATTGCTATCAGCCTCCAAAGCTTTTATTTCAAGGTACTTATTTTCATACTTAATATTATCAATTGAAGTTATGTTGTACTGCTTATCGTCAAATAAAATTCTCATGTCTGTATCTACATCTGTAATGTGCCTTATTAGAAACTTTACAGTCTTTTCCGCTTGAATTGCCGCAGCTTGATAATATTCTCTGCCAGATAAATTAGAAACTGATGCCCATATTGTTTTATAATCTTGCCATGCTTCCTCTTCAAATCCATTTTCATTTACTAATGTAGTGAGTTTTTGAAATGTTATTCTAAGCCTTAAATCTCCTATGGCCACAACATCACCAACTTTCCCTTCGATAAGAAAACAAAAGCCTTGTCATTGTTTCAATAACTGCTTTCACGTCAAAGTTTTCACGTTGTTCATACATATTAGATACTCCATAAATAACTGATTGCTTAACTGTTTCTGGCACAGTAGCAAACTCCGATATTGGATATCTTAAAATACCTTCACATAATTCTTCTACAGCAATTATGAAATTGGTGATGAGTGTATTTTCCTCATCACCATCAACTCGTAAATACAATTTAACTTCTTCAAGTGAAAGAATCATATGCTCACCTCAATTCATTACTTAAAAAATTTCTTTCTATAAATAATTAGTACATACTATATATATTTTCATATTTAATAGGTACCACTACATTTCGGATTATGTTTTTGTATTACTTTACTTTACATAACAATTATTATATCTACTATATTTAAACCTCCAAATTTATTTATAATTTATATTTCAGCACCTAAACTTTCATTTGTAAAACTTTAATAGCTTCAGGAAGTATTAATTTACCATCAACTCTTTGAGTAGCTTTAAACCCTACTTGTCCTGTTGCTGCATATAATTCATTTAGTCTTTGGAATGATCTACCTTGTCTATCAGCTACCCAATAATAACTAAAATCTCCAAATGCAATAGCTCTAGCCGCAGATGCTAATGTTGGTACATAAGCAGAAGTTTTTACAGGTCTATTAAGAATAGTATCTGGCTGACCTGCTGTAATAGATGGCTGCCAAATATACTGACCATTCCCATCCTTAAGTTTTCTAATAGCTTTTACTGTTGAATCATTCATAGTAAATATAGCATTCTTCCTATATGGTGATTTTAGAGAATAGAATAAATCCATAACCTCATCAAGAGTAATAGCTGTAGCACTTGCAGCAGTAACCCCAAGTGTTGCCCCACCAGTAGAATTGAATATTCCTGTAGGCTTTCCAGTACCATCACCAATAAAGAAAGCTTCTTCTTCTCTTGCCCCAATCCTCCTAGCAAACTCTTTTGCTATATAACTCTCTAAATTAAAAACACTATCATTAAGAAGTTCGTCAGAAACCTTAATCATAGTGGCTAATTTATATGCTCCAATTGATACTTGCCCAAATGAATCATCCGATTCTGGTATAACTCCCTCTTCATCTACCCAAGATGCTGTACCTTTAGTAGCAACAACAGGAATTTTCTTATCCCCTGAAGATGTAGTAATTATATTGGCAAGTTGTCTAAATATATTTTGTTCTTCTAAGCTTTCAATTAATGTTTTTTCAAATTCATCTGGTGCAAGAAATCCTCCTTCGCTATCAGTACCAATTTGCAGAGCATTTTGAACCTCAAAGCTATTCTTATTTCTCATAGTCTTCCAGAATGCACTTTTATACTCATTTGATGCTCTAACTGTTTTTTCTCCATCAATGTTATTATTAGGATCATTTCTAATTGCACTAGAAGTTGCCTTTGAAAGTTCTAAGTCAAGTGCTGCTTGACGTTCTAATCTGTCTACTTCCTTTCCTAAATTTACAACATCAGCTTCCATTTTTTCATAAGTTGAAGTATCCTCAGCTGATAACAATCCATTATCATTTCTTTTACTATCTAAGAAAGCCTTTGTACTGTCCCATAGTTTTGCTCTTTTTTCCCTAAGTTCTAATATTTTACTCATATACATTCCTCCAAATTTAATATTTTAAAAGGTCAAGTCTTTTAATTAATTGATCATGAGGTGTTCCTGTTTCTGCTACAGTCTGTGTTTGTTTTACCTTTGGTATTTTTCTCATTAATGCATTAGTTACAGTTACTTTATCAAAAATAAAACCATCTGTAGTTTCTTCTTGATTATCCTCATATAAAACTTTATCTGCAAAACCAAGCTCCACAGCCTTATTAGCACTAAACCAAGTTTCAGCATCCATCATTTTTGATATCTTACTTCTTGCAAGTCCTGTTTTTTGCTCATATGCATTAACTATACTTTCTTTTACCTCTGAGAGCATTTCAATTCCACTTTGTAAATCTGTTGCTTCTCCAAAAACAACTGTAGACGGATTATGAATCATCATCATTGCAACTGGAGACATTAATATTTCACTTCCAGCCATTGCAATAACTGATGCTGCACTAGCTGCTATGCCATCAATCTTTACTGTTACTTTGCCTTTATATTCTTTTAACATAGTATAAATTTGACTTGCAGCGAATACGTCTCCCCCTGGTGAATTAAGCCACACTGAAATATCTCCTTCTGAAGATGTAAGTTCATTCTTAAATTGTTTAGGAGTAATATCATCATCAAACCAACTATCTTGTGCAATGTATCCATCAAAATAAAGTGTCCTACTTTCTTCATTCTTTATCCAGTTCCAAAATTTCTTACTCATCCTTTTTCTCCAATCCTATATTATTCTTATTTGCAAATGCACCTGCATCAGCAAGCTTTGTCATATTTCCATTGATTAAATACAAATCTCCACCTAGTTCATCTGGTATTTTATTAAGATTTTCAAGTTCTCTAATATCATTACTTGATAGCCAACCATTCTGTCTTCCAATGGAATAACCATTCATTCTACTTTGATAATCACCTCTAAGTAATCCATCTACATTAAACTTAATAAAATAGTCTTTCTTTTCACTAGGTAACAATAATGCTTTTTTCATTGCTTGTTCCCATCTAATTACCCATGGATCTAAAGTGTACTTAACAAATTCAAGACTCTGTTGCTCTATATTAGAAAAACTTGATTTTTCTAAATCTCCAACCATATGTGGAGGTATGCGAAAAAGACGAGCAATTTCATTAATCTGAAATTTTCTCGTCTCTAAAAACTGTGCTTGCTCTGGCGGTATTCCTATACTTTGAAATTTCATACCTTCTTCAAGAACTGCAACTTTATGTGCATTTCCTGTGCCTTGATATACTGAATTCCAGCTATCTCTAACTCTTGCAGGATCTTTAACTACTCCTGGATGTTCTAATACTCCACCCGGATTAGCTCCATTAGCAAAAAAACTAGCTCCATATTCTTCACAAGCAATAGACATACCAACTGCATTCTTTGCCATAGCTATTGGTGAATATCCAACTAATCCATCAAACCCTAACCCTGGAATGTGAAGTACCTCATGATTTTGTAGATAAACTTCACCATAACCTTTTATATTAGGATTCTCATCTGAATATCTTGAATAAATATAATAGATTTCTCCATTACTTGCTCTATTAACAGTCATTTTATTAGGTAACAAAGGATATAAAGCTATAACCTTTCCTCTCCCATCCCTAATTATCTGTGCATATGCATTTCCCCATAAT